TCGGAAGTGAAGACTTGGTCTCCTACACGTTGATCGCGTGGAGTACCGGGACCTCTACGGGCATCATTAATGCCTGCATCGGTATAGTCGGCTATATCCTCTTCATCCACATCTTGTTTAGCTATGTTCGGCCGTTTAAGTAGTCCAGCTGAATCTGAAAGGATAGAACCTGTAATTATAGGGGCTCCGGTGGAAATATCCACCAGAACGTTATCCCCTTCCATAGGAGGTGTACTCTGACCTGTGCCCGAGCTTCCTCCTACAGGTATACCCCATCGTACATTAGTATAGATTTCATCTTGATAGCCAATGCACTTACAGACGCCACGTACTAAATCTACGGCTGTAACCGTCGCGTACCTAACAGTACCTGTAGGGTTATAAATGTTTTCCATTAGCCAATTGCCACTGGTACTGCACGGTCATACATGATGCCTACATTCTCAGAAATGATAGGAGCCTGCGCCTGTACGTTGAATTGGAAATTGGTTAACATGCAGTACTCTAAGTAAGCCGCACCTACGATGTTACCGTTAAGGTCGCCGCTTCCAGATTGTCCCTTAGTTTTGAAAACCATTAGGATACCGAAAGGTAGGTTGTGAGCTTCAGAGTCTAAGTTCATCCACATATCAGATGCTCCAGGTGCCTTAGTACCTTCTGCATTGATGAAGTAGTTAGAATCTTTACCCTGACCGGTCTCCATGTCATAAGCTTCGCTAGCGATAGTCTTAAGAAGAGAAGAATGGTCTGCCAACATAGAGTTAAGCATTACTTGTTGTTGAGATTTACCACGAGTGAAGAACGTACGGTTAGAACCGATTTCATACAGAGGCTGTAAAGAAGCGTTCTGAGAGAAACTTACGTTATCAACAAGGCCCATTGGATGTAGGCGCTCTACGTCATCCGCTACTGCGGAGAAGCGGGCAGGGCCCGCAAACAATAGAGTGGTATCAGGAGTTACTGACCCCTGGGAAAAGCGTTCGTAGCCGTCACCGGAAGCAAGACGATCTACATATTCGCCTTTCCAGTCCCAACCAGCAGCTACGCCGCTAACATCAGAAGTTACACCTAATGCCATTTGTTATCTCCTTAGATTACTAGGTAAACGTTAGTGTAGTTGTTAGGATCTGCGATGCCGATACCTAGTTCTACATCAACTGCGTCCTTGCTTGTTGCATTCTGTTCGATGCGAACGATATCGCACTTAGTAAGAGGAGCACCAACTTTAGGAAGCTTACGCGCTTTCATTGACTCGCCAGCAGAAAGAACTGTTTGGCGGATAGTCTGGATAGTATCCGGAGTAATGTTCCAGGTACCGATGAACGGCGCCAGGATATCCTTGAAGTAGTAGGATACATAATCCCAGTTCTTAACCTTAAGGATCTCACGGTACTCAAGTACAGACATGTCTGTGGTCAGAGCGTGACGGCAGAAAGGAGCAGTTCCTTTGGCGTTCTGTACGTACAAAGTAGTACCACCGCCGGCCATCATGTTTAATTGATCTTCAGTAAAGTAGAAGTTACCGTGAACTAAATCGCCGATACCTGCTACTGTAGTGTTGGTGAAACCGGTTTGAGCCGGTAGACCCGAACCTTGACCAGCTACGCCGCACAATAGGTAGTAACCTGGGATTTCAGTATCAACACCGTTGAACTCTTTCATTACGGTTCCCGGGAAGTTAACTACACGCTTATTAGCGAATGCCTTAGAAGCGCCTTCGATACGCTGAGCTTGCTCAAGCTTGCTCTGAGAACGTTCGATGTAGAACGTAACACCTGCTTCACCGGTAGTACCGATGGCACCGATCAATCCGATCTTCTGGTTGTTAACTACAGAACCAACTTGGTAACGACCCGGTGTACCCGCAGTAGAGTCGTCGGTAATTACCAACCAATCACCTTCATTCACATCTGCGATGAAAGTACCTGAAGTATATACAAGTTCATTGTCTGCTGCTGCATCTACGCTTGCGCCAGTCATCGGATTATCTTCAGTACCAACTACAGGGATAACCGGTAGTACCTCAGTATTTACCAATGCCATACGCCAGTTACCTGAAGTAGGTAGAGAGCGTGCGTCAACATGAGCCTTAGCTGCAGTGTGAACTTCAGGATTAGTCGTTAATGGAGTAATCCAGAATAGAGTCTGTGCTTCTGCCAATTCGAATGCTTTAGTATAAGCCGCAGCTTCATCTAAAGTAGGATCTAGAGCGATGCAGTATACTGCAGTTCCGCCAGAATTAGCTAGAGCAATACTTACCCCTAAACCTAGAGGGTTAGATAGATCAGCAGTACCAAGCTTAGAACCTAGGTCAGTCACATCGTTTACTACAGTAACGTTGCTATCTAGGTCACCGCGCTGCGCACGATAGCCTGCGTGTACAGTGATTTCTGTGTCAGTCGCTGCACCGGCTTCTGCACCTGCCGCCACTACGTAATCGCTAGATACACCGTAAGGGTTGACAGTAGAAGCACCTGTGATAGTAACGAAGTCAGAACCGGAGGCATTACCTACAGAGTAGTTCGTTCCGTCATCATCTAGTGAGCCAGTTACATCTAAGTAAGCGTACTTACGGAATACGCTGATTACTGCATTGCTGATCTCTTGAGAAAGAGGATCTGCTAGAGTGATAGTGTTAGTAGCATAGTCTACTTTATATACACTAGTATACTCGGTTAGTGTTCCGTTAGAAACTCGAACTAGGTCGCCTGCCTGAACGTGCTCACCTGAACCATCCGGAAGGATAGTACCGATAGCGCCGCTAGTGGCTAATCCGAAAGTATCTGAAAGAACGAATTCAAAGCTTCCTAGGCTTAGAGTAGCCGGAGTAGTACGATATGTCACTACGTATGGGTTGGCTAGATACGCGTGGATAGGGTATTCTGTGCCAGCCATTACGCTGTCGATTACCTGTCCAGCAAAAGATGAATTCGGGTTGAATACGATCTGTAGGTTAGTTAGGTCGGCCCAAGATGCAATCGGGTCGCCTGCTACAGAATTCGATAGTGAAGTAGAGTCGTTAGGATCTACCGTCACAGTATTGTATAGAGGCCCGATAATACATGCAGGTAGCGATGGATTCAGCTGAGGTGCGCCCCCAGAATTAGCCAGCTCTTGGTAAACCTGCACTATAGGTTTTACATAAGCCATATATGCTCCTATGTTTTAGTTAACTGATTGAAGATATGGTTTATCTTGATTAGATCGCCGGATACCTGCCAATGATCTTCTACAATAAACGGTATGTTAATAGTGATTTTAAACTTCTCAGTGTCCTCTCGATCCATCATACATTCCGATACGGAAAGCTGTTTCGCGAAGGCCTGGAAGCCGAACTGTTTCTCAATATAAGGTTTGGACCAGCAGATAAATCTACGAGTAAACTCAGCTACTTCTTCACAAGTACCTTCTTGACGAGCCTCTACAATTATATTGATGGTGCCTTGGATGTCCTGACGGTGCTTACGAGAACCACCGCGAGCAATTCCTCCATTGATCGTCTCATTCAGATTATCGGATAGAGACAGAGTCTGAGTCATTGCAGCACCTCGTTGTACAAGAACTCTAGCGGTCTTATGCCGATCGGAGTCCTTATGAAGGTCATTGACCGTTCCAATATCTATTTTAGATTGTTTCCTGTCCGAATTCCAGGCGAAGTTCTCTCCGCCGTACTCTGCGAACATGGCCTGTAGTGCATCCCGAATGAATGTCACTACATGCAGCGGTGTGTACATCATGATTTAGTCCTCGCTTTAGCAGCAAGTTCGCTAGCGATGTATCCTCCGGCTCCGATAGCTCCTCCTACTCCTAATCCAAGGAGTACCTTACTCCTCATACCTAGTTTCGGCTTAGGTGCCGGTTTCGGTTTTGGCGCCGCCTTGGGTGCCGGCTCAGGTTTAGTCTCACGGGCCTTATCGGCAAGCTTTTTCTTCTTGCCAGGAGGATACGCTCCCTTCGAGTTGACCTTCTTCATGACCGCACCCTTACGTTTTCTATTTGCAGGCATGCGGCCTCCTTAATGATGAACGTGTGGTTGTCGGGTTAGTATATCCTTAGTATCTTCTCGATTAGCTAAGGTCTGCTCGATGGCATCTTTACTCAATTCCTTTAGGACGAACTGCTGTCTTACCGTATTGGTTAGCATCTCAGTCGTACCTTGATGCCCTTCTACTCGATACACTTTACGATCAGGAACTCGTACTATCATGGCCCGCGGGGATATACTCGGAAACGAGATAGTCCATGCGGTTATCATGATATTCTCCGATATACCGAAGTAAGCTGCATCTGCTCGTTTGTCAGTAGGATTATACTGAAGGAGCGTTCGCATTCCTGTATGGTATCCGCCTTCAAATCCTGTACCGTAGCAATGCTCGCAGTGGTCATTCATGACTTTCTGATGGACGTCGTCCCAGCAGTGCGGGCATCTCGGTCCAAAGGTCTTCGGAATGAATATGATAGATTCTACACCTACGAATTTATCCAGAAGGAGGACCTCTCGTCTCTGTATATTACGGAAACGTCTACCCTGCCATGCCGGTATATCATTCTCCGGTGCTTTAGGATAACTTCTAAAGATTCGGCCATCTGGATAAGATACTTCTATAGTATAATACTGGTCTGCTACGTTGCTGTCTGAATCCATCCTCTCGGTTGTGTAGAAAGGATCTGTAATAGGAGATCCTGTAACTGCTCGGAAAGGGCCGAGTTCAGACATGGATGAGTATACCTTAAAGGTAGGTACTTGACCTAAGTCGTCCGGAGGAACGTCCCATTCTATATATACCGATTTCTTCCAATCAGGGAACAGGCGAACCTCCATAGGTAGATACTCAACCGCGTAAGGCTGGGTATCTACTTCAATGAATCGAGTCCAGTCAAAATTTAGACTTAACATGTAGACTCCTTACCAGGTAGGGAATGTGGCGTAATCCGTACGCACTTCACTCCATGCCGATTCTAAGTTCATAGATACTTTAAGGTCTTTAGCTGCAGCCCTAAACATAGACTCATATAACTGAGACATCTGAACGTAGAACTGATAACGCTCCTCGATAGGTACAGTTAATCCTCCATCCGAATAAGACATCTGATTCCTAGCTGCGAGGGCAGTTTGACCTATGTATAGGTGCATTAACGTTCCGTATAACACTACCGCTTTACTTCGTATGTCGGCAAGCTCAGTAGATGTTAATGGAGGAATCGTATTGAAACTATCTACAGCTAGGGTAATGGCCAAGTTGATTCGAGCATCGGTAAACTCTTCTGCATCCAGAAGATGGTTGTTCTCGATAGAGTCGGCAAGATACTGCCTGACTTCTTCAGGTGTTAGATCGGCCATTTTTAGATTATCCTTCTAGCTTAGACTTAAGCTCTTTGATCATAGTAGGCTTACTTTTACGGCCATCTAAGATGATACCAATAGATTCTGCATACTCGTCAATCTCTTTCTTAGACATTCCGGCCAACTCTTCGTCAGACTTCACGTCACCTTCCGGTTTAGCTACAGGCTCTTCCTTCGGCTCTTCAACTTTAGGCTCTTCAACTTTAGGCTCTTCCTTCTGTTCTTCAACTCTAGGCTCTTCCTTCTGTTCTTTAACTTTAGGCTCTTCCTTTGGTTTCTCGAACTTAACTTCCTCAGCCTTAGCGGCCAGGAATAGAGGCTTACGTAATGCCTTAACTGCCGCTGCACGCTCATCGATAGATAATTCAGACCATTTCTCGCCGGTCACCGGAGCCGATACATCTACTGGTACGCGGATAATTGATCCTACGCGATATACGTTACCGATTACGTCAGTTACCTGCGGAGCGTTAACCTTTAGGTTACGGCTGTCTACTCCAGTTACTAGCGGTAGGGCTACAGGGCCATTGCCGAAATCAATATTGAATCCGTTAGCCGCCTCTACCCATGCCTTAATACGTTCTACTTTACTCACTTTAAATGCTCCTTCAGTTTATCAATCATGACGCCTTTAGTCCATCCCTTATTAAGGATAAGACCCTTCTCTTTGGCTAGTGATCGAATCTCCGTCTTTGTCATTGCGTTATAGTTAATTGGTGCCGGTTTCGGCTCTTTCTTGGGCTTAGGCTTTTCGAAAGTCTGCTTGACGTCCTTGCCTAGTACCATACGAGAACCTTTTGGATACTCATGTTTACCGACAGTCATCTTAGAAGCAATTACTTCAATAAGCGCAGTACGACCATAATCCTCAAGGATCTTGACGCGACCTCTAGCCCAATCAGGTATCTTCCACATGATTATTCTCCTGATATGCTATAGATATATTTTAGGCAATAAAAAAGGAGCCCTGAGGCTCCTTTCTAAATGGCTATCTATTAAAGGGCAGGAGAAATCTGACCGATAACGAAAGCTTTGGTGTTACCGATACCAACACCTACAGACTCGTAAGTCTTGAAGCTAATCATGTCAGCTTCGGCTTTAAGGTATACAGTAGGCTCTTGTAGGCTGTAGAACTGGCCTAGGTAAGCTTCTGGTGCGAACGCAATAGCGATATCGCCTTTAGCAGCTTGTTGAGCCGCTTCGTCACCACCGTCTAACCAGGCAGAGTTCAAGATGTCTGACTTGTTAGAAGTAACGATTTCGAAGCCGTAGAAGCTGTCCATAGAACCGCTGTCGAAGTGACGGCTAGCTACTGCATCACCTAGTTGAGTAGCAGGCTCACGTAATAGAGCTAGGTACAACTGGTGAGAAAGTAAGATCTTGCCAGGCTTCTGGAATTCGTTAACTAGGTTTTGAACAAGCTGCATGATCTTGTCAGTAACAGTAGCACCGCTTAGTTCAGTAGTTAGGTAACGCTTACCTTTTTCAGTGTTGAAGATTTCAGCTAGAGCAGCAACGAAGTTGCTATCTTCTTGTTTCTGAATGTCTTTAACGCTGTTTTCTTGTAGAATGTTACGGATGTCAGTCTTGTATGTAGCAAGCTCATACTTAGACTTAGTGAATTCCGCAGATTCGATTTTGTGGAAACCTACTTCGTAGCGAGCGCCTTTGAAGTAACGAGTTTCGCTTACACCGTTTAGAGCGATTGTAGCAGCTACAGAATCAGGCTCTTTCTCGATGATTACTCGAGGAGTATCATCTAGACCACGGTCTAGGTCACTAGCAGTAACCATTTGAGGTGTGAAGATCTTACGGGTAAAACCGTCTTCACGTAACTTTTGGCGAACGAAAGTAGACATGGCAGCGCCAGCTTCTTTAGTTAGGCCTTGATCGATCTTATCGATGAACGCTTGGTTCAAGAACTGAACGTTCAGAGTCTCAGTTGCGTATTCCATTATATATCTCCCGATTAGCTTACAGCGATAGTTAGAGCAGTAGCAGCAGAGCCGTCTACGTCAGTAACAGTAGCTTTAGCTACGATTGTGCCGTAAGTACTACCAGCTACAGGAGTAGCAGCAGGTGCGTCCCATTGACCAGCCGCGCCAGAACCAACTACTTGGCCTACGTTTAGAGCAGCAGCGCCTGCAGTAACGTTAGTAGTACGAACTACGTAGTTACCCATCAATACGATGGCAGGTACTGGGCTTCCGCCAGATTTATAGTCAGCAGAACCGCGAACTACGATACCTACGCCAGCAGCGTCTGCACCAGAAGTCTGTTCGATTGTGCCGTCAGTTTTAAGAACTACTAGGTCACCGTTAGTAGCAGAGTAGCCTGCTTCTTCACTAAGGTTCAGTTGACTAGTAGGTTGAGCAACAGGCCATCCGCGTTGGAACTCGGCCTTATACTCCATAGTATTCAATTGAGCCATTAAATTTCTCCGTTAATTAGCTAGTAAGGAATTGAGCCAATGGATCTAGAGTCGAGTCAACTCGATCTGCCGGTCCGCCCATATTCATAGGTATGTTATCTAGACTATTCGCAACTTTCTGCAGAGTACCTGCATTAAGGCTTTGCAATTCATCTAACTCTTCTTGAGAGAATACTCCCCGACCGTCGATAGCGGCGACAGGGCCTGATTTCTCAGCCTGACTAGCAGCTTTCTCCATGTCCGAGATGATAACGTCTTTAGTATCTAGTTTAACCTCTAAATCATTTACGTAACTTGCTGTTTTCTCTAATACTTCAGCTAGTTGCTTATATTCTTCGGCTCGGGCTAGATCTGATTGTAGATTCGGGTTAGCTTCACTGGCTAGTTTCATCAAAAGCGGGGTAGCTTCTTCAGCTGAGATTCCGCCTTCTACTAGAGCAGCGCTTGCTGACTTCTCGATTTCCATCCAGTCGTCAGCTAAGCCAGAAGCTTTACTTGCCAAACCTTGAGATTTTGCCCGAAGCAAATCTACGATATCTGACATGATTACTCCTTA